GAACTGAAAAATTTTGCAAAACTTTATTGTAAATTATATCTAAAACAACAAGAAGTTATTGCAACCCTCGCCTCTCTGTAGGTATAAATAAAAAGTAGAGCTCATAGAGTAAATGGCAGCTGTATATGTTAATAATCTTGTAATTAATGCTGGAGCAAATTTTTCCCAAACTTTTAATTTAGAGTCTGGTGATACTAATTCTGCTTTGAATTTAACTGGTTATACAGTCTCTGCTCAAATGAGAAAGTACGCTGGAAGTTCAACAGCAACTACTTTTACTGCTAACATTGTATCTCCTGGATCATTAGGACAGATTATCATTTCTTTGACTTCATCACAAACAACTGATCTAAAACCTGGAAGATATGTATATGATGTAGTTGTTAGTCAAAATTCTACTAAAACTAGAGTTATTGAAGGAATGGTCCTTGTAAGAGAGGGAGTTACCCGATAATGTCTGACATTAAAGTTAGAGTTGGGCAACAAAACACAGTAAAAGTAATTTCATCAATTTCTGGCGGATCAGTTTTTGCAGAAAATGCAACGAACGCTACTAATGTAATAGGTGGAATTGCGTCCGTCACTCAACTAAGAGTCAGTGGTCTTTCAACTTTTGTTGGTGTAGCAACTTTTAAAAATGATGTTTACATTGATGGTGACTTATATATTGGCGATGACTTAAATTTTGATGAATTTACGGCAAGAAATGGAAATATTACAGGAATTCTTACCGTGGGTCAATCAATTTATTATGCTCCCGGACAATCTTATGGGGTAGCATATTTTGATACCAACGATCAACTAGTTTCTACTGGAACGACTGCATCGGCAATATCAGAAACTAACTATATACTTTCAACAAATGCTTCTGGGATTCCTACCTGGTCAAACGTAATAGATGGAGGATCGTACTAATGTCTAAACCAGCAAGCAGACAAGAACTAATTGATTATTGTTTAAGAAAACTAGGTGCTCCAGTTTTAGAAATTAATTTAGCAGATGATCAAATTGATGATTTGGTAGATGATGCTTTACAATACTTTCAAGAAAGACACTTTGACGGTGTTGAGAGAATGTACTTGAAGTATCAGATAAGTCAAGCAGATATTGATAGAGGATCTGCAAAAGGAAAAAATGGGGTTGGTATTACCACTACCACTGCAACTTCAACTAATATAAGTGGATACGGCACAGTTTCATCATCATTTTATGAAACTTCTAATTTTATTCAAGTTCCAGATTCAGTCATTGGTGTAGAAAAAATATTTAAGTTTGATACCAGTTCAATCTCAGGTGGAATGTTCAGTATCAAATATCAACTATTTTTAAATGATTTATATTATTTTAACTCGGTAGAACTTTTGCAGTATGCTATGGTGAAGAGTTATCTTGAAGACATTGATTTTCTACTGACAACCGATAAGCAGGTTAGATTTAATAAAAGGCAAAATCGTTTATACTTAGATATTGATTGGGGAGCTCAGTCTGCTGGAAACTTTTTAATTCTAGATTGTTATAGAATTCTAGATCCATCAACATTTACCAATGTATATAATGATAGTTTCTTGAAGAGATATTTAACTGCCTTGATGAAAAGGCAGTGGGGACAAAACTTAATTAAATTTAGAGGTGTAAAACTTCCTGGTGGTATAGAACTCAATGGTAGAGAAATTTATGAAGATGCTGAAAGGGAATTAGAAAGTATTAGACAAAGAATGTCTATGGATTATGAACTTCCACCTTACGATTTTATTGGATAATGGCACTTAATCCTTTTTTCTTACAAGGTTCTCCGAATGAGCAAAGACTTGTTCAAGAATTAATCAATGAACAACTTCGTATTTATGGAGTAGAAGTCATTTATATTCCAAGAAAATTTGTAAGAAAAGAAACTATACTTAAAGAAGTCTCATCATCAAAATTTGATGATAATTATGCCATTGAAGCATACATCAATAATTATGATGGATATACTGGGCAGGGCGATCTTTTATCAAAATTTGGTGTCAGTTTAAAAGACGAAGTTAATTTAATTATCTCGAGAGAAAGATTTGAAGACTTCATATCTCCTTTTATGGAAGTTGAAAGTGATTCTGAAATAGAACTATCTTCTAGACCAAGAGAATGAGATCTTGTTTATTTTCCTCTGGGTCGAAGATCATTTGAAGTTAAATTTGTAGAACATGAGCAACCATTTTATCAATTAGGAAAATTATATGTTTATGAATTAAAATGTGAATTGTTTGAATATGAAGATGAAATTATTGATACTACAATTGATGAAATAGATGAGCAAATTCAAGATGAAGGATATATCACGACTCTCAATTTAATTTCTGCTGGATCTACCGCAACTGCAACAGCAACTATTGGAACTGGTTATATTAGACAAATATATCTCAACAATGATGGTAGAGGTTATACATCAGCACCGACAGTTTCCATATCCACAGCACCATCTGGCGGCACAAATGCATCTGCTGTTGCAATAACAACTTCTGTTGCGGGCGTTAGATCTGTTAAAGAAATTTTACTAATAAATGCTGGAACAGGTTATACTATAGCACCAACAATCACAATTTCTGGTGGAGGAGGTGCTGGCGCTGCTGCAACATGTTCAATTGAAACTTCCCAATCTGGAATTGTCACTTTCACTATATCAAATTCTGGAAGTGGTTATGGCACAAAACCATTAGTAACAATTACAGGATCTGTTGGAACTGGACAGACAGCAGTTGCTCAATCTGTTGTAAGCTCCGGCAATTCAATTACTTCAATAAGAATACAAAATCCAGGAGCAGGATACACAGTTGCACCTACGGTAACAATTGCACCACCTTCAATAATATCTGGATTTGGAACTTACTTGTTTAATGAAATTGTTTATGGATCAGTGTCTAAAACAAAGGCAAGGGTCAAGTCTTGGGATAAAGATACAAATGTTCTCAAAGTTTCCTTTGTTGGTATAGGAACGACTACTTCTGGATTCTCGCCAAATGAACTTATTGTGGGTACTGCTTCATCATCATCTTATGCAGTTGCATCTTACGAAACATGGGACTTATATGATAAATATAGTGAAAATAAAACAATTGAAGACGCAGCAGATCAAATTATAGACTTTTCACAGTCCAATCCATTCGGTAATTTTTAATGTTAGGAACTTATTTTTATCACGAAATCATTAGAAGAACTGTCATTTCTTTTGGCACTCTTTTTAATGACATCAATATTAGACATAAGGATTCTTCTGGTGATAGCATAAGTCAAATGAAAGTTCCTTTATCTTATGGACCCATTCAAAAGTTTCTTGCAAGAATTGAACAACAACCTGAGTTGAACAAACCGATTGCAATGACTCTTCCCAGGTTATCATTTGAGATGACTTCAATTCAATATGATGCGACGAGAAAAGCAAATATAACTCAAACATTTAAAGCATCTGATGGTACAAACTTAAAGAAGGTTTATTTACCAGTTCCTTACAATTTAGGATTTCAATTAAATTTGATTGCCAAACTGAATGATGATGCTTTACAAGTAGTTGAACAAATTTTACCATACTTTCAACCATCTTTTAACCTTACTGTAGATCTCATCGATTCAATAGGAGAAAAAAGAGATATTCCAGTTATTTTAGATAATGTATCTTTTACAGATGATTATGAGGGAGATTTTTCAACTAGAAGAATTTTAATATATACATTTAACTTTACTGCAAAAACTTATCTCTTTGGTCCTATTGCAGAATCCACTGATGGTCTCATTCGTAAGGTTCAAGTTGATTACTATACATCAACTGATACAACAGCAGCGAAGAGAGAAATGAGATATACGGTAGTTCCAGATCCAGTTGATGCAGGTCCAGATGATGATTTTGGATTTACAGAATCTATTGAAATGTTCTTTGACGGAAAAGAATATAGTCCAACACAACAAAAAGATATTTAAAGATTATGAAAAATAATTATGATGAGTTAGATTCTACTTTCAATATTGAAAGTCAAATTGTAGAAGTAGAAAAGGTTAAAGGAGAATTGGATGTTACTCCTTTAAAATCTGATGACATTAAAAAGGATTATGAATATACAAGAGCAAATTTATATTCATTGATAGAAAAGGGGCAAGAGGCAATCAATGGCATTATGGAACTTGCTGGAGAGGGTGCTAGTCCAAGAGCCTATGAAGTTGCCGGTCAATTAATTAAAAATGTTGGTGATGTTACAGATAAACTTATAGATCTTCAAAAGAAATTAAAAGAAGTAGAAGAGGACGTAACAAAAACAACTAATAATGTGACAAATAATGCCGTGTTTGTTGGATCAACAACGGAGTTATCAAAACTACTCAAACAAGGTTTTCTAAATAATAAGGATTAGTTCTTGTTTCTAATGAGTTGGTCTGACAAATATAAAAGATCAATTGATTGCGACAATCCAAAAGGATTTTCGCAAAGAGCTCACTGTCAAGGTAGAAAGAAAAAATTGAAAGAACAATTAAAACCATTCAAGACAGTTGAACAGATTGCAAAGAAACATCGTTTAGAAGTTTCTTTCATTCAGAGGCAACTTGATATGGGAGAACCTATTGAGCATGAGCATACCAAAGATCATAAGTTGGCAATGGAGATTGCTCTTCAACATCTTGATGAAATTCCAGATTATTACACTCGTTTGAAAAAAATGGAAACATCTGCTAAAAAAGAACATAAAAAATTTAAAGATGTTAAAATTACCGAAGAAGGTCTTCGTGATTGGTTTGGTAAGTCTAAATCAAAAGAAGGAAAACCTGGATGGGTAAATGTTGTTACTGGTGGAACTTGTGCAAGTGACGAACCTGGTGAAGGAACACCTAAGTGCGTTTCATCTACAAAAAGAGCAAGTATGACTAAGGCAGAAAGATTATCTGCAGCAAGAAGAAAAAAAGCAGCAGATCCTGGACAACAAGAAAAGTCAGGTGCTGCAAAACCAACGTATGTTTCTACAGATCCAAAGAAAAAAATGAAAGAAGAAGTAGATTTGCAAGAAGTTAAAGATAAACCAGGAAAAAGTAGTGGTAAAAAAGATGCTTGTTATCATAAAGTAAAATCAAGATATGATGTTTGGCCAAGTGCATATGCATCTGGAGCGTTGGTCAAATGTCGTAAAGTTGGTGCTGCTAATTGGGGAACAAAATCAGAGGAGGCGCAAATGATTAGATATTGTCCAAAATGTAAAAAAGATGAGACTCGTGATGAGTGTAAGTAGGGACCAAAATATTGGGATATGTTTTCAAGACCCTCTGCTTAAACCACCAATCAATTAAAGTATAATATTGCAACTGTACATCCTGGGAACTTTCCAGAGTCATATGATCATGAGTATTCAATGGCTCGCTCTGAACTTTCTACAATTATTGCTGCTGCGAAAAGACTTCGTAAAAAAATGAAGGGTGAAGGTAACATTGAGGCATGGGTTCAATCAAAGATTACCAAAGCAGCAGATTATATTGACGCTGCTGCTGATTATGTAGATAGTGGTGAGATGAGTACAGAAGGTGTTAGTTTTGAAATTGGTGGAAGAAAAACAACAGGTCTTGCATCAACGACTCCTGGAGATGTAAGAAGAAAAATGGAAGCAGATCCAGGTTCAGCAGAAAAACTTGGACAAAAATATAAAGAGGTAAGACAAAAAATCACTCTCCCATTAGCAGATTCGCAAGAGTTGGAAGGTGAAGTAATTGATGAAGCAGGTAAAAAGTGTTGGCCTGGATATAAAAAGAAAGGGACTCAAAAGTTATTTGGAAAAACTTATAACCGCTGTGTAAAGGCAGAGCAGTTTTCTAACTGGAGAGAAGAACTAGCAGAAGATTGGCAAAAAGTTAATCGTCAAGATAAAACTGATGGTCTGAGCCCCGCTGCTGTTAAAGCATATCGTCGCGAAAACCCAGGTTCTAAACTTC